ATTTGCATCAGAATCTGATTTTCATAAATGTAAACTACACCTTGTTTAGAATCTGAATCTGGTGCTCCTACGGCTAACAATGAAGCACTATCCACAAGAGCTGTGGCCAATACTTTGCCAAACCCGCTTAGTAAAGGGTTAGTGCCGTAAATAAAACCAGACGGATCCCAATTGGTATTAACATTTCTGGCATATGCACTTACTCTGCCTGACCCACTGTCAGGGGCGCCTGCATACAAAAACAGGGCCGTTGAGTCTAGCGCAACAGACTGTCCAAAATGGTCTCTGCCGGCATACTGACTCTCACCTAGTTGAATTCTAGCTTGATATTTCCATGGATCGGTCTTAGTGTAAACACCCCAATTAGAATTATCATCTAAATTTTCTACCCATATTTTATCATTAAATTTCCAGCCATCATCTGGTGTATTATTAACAACTTCCACAGGCGAAGCTAGCTTACTACTAGTAAATTTAAAAACAATTCCGGTGCCAATTACAGCCTCTTCGTTAATTAAATCTTGTAGATTGTTAGAAACAGTAACTAAAACTCTGGTACTATCGACGATAGAATTAACTACATAAAAACCATCATATCTTGTGTCAAGATTTTTTAGAGCAATCAGATCACCTACAATTAAACCATGTTCTGCACTTAACACAAGTTCGGCCTGAGAGTCAATTTGATATCTTAAAATAAATGCTGTGCCAGGAACATCCGTGGCTCTAAAAACATTCCAATCATTATTAAAATCTCTGGCAGTCCAAAGAGTATAACCAGTACCTATATTCTTGATTTTATCGCCGAAGTTTTTATAGTCCTGTAAATTAAAAATAGTGTCGTCTACATCATCAATGTTTACAAAGCCAGCCACTGGCAAAGGCTTTAACTCATTGGGTTCAGCCAATGTTTCTGTTCTTAAAAATTCTGCTTTAAAAGGCCCGTTAATTTTGTAAACATCTTGTTCATCAAAATTTACTATATCAGGTTGTGGTATAATAGTACTATCTGTAACTTGAAAAACAGCAGGATTAGTATCAAATTTTGAATCCTCGAGCACAAACTCAATAAAATTATTTGTATCTATTGCTCCGTATTCGCCAACTCTAAACGCCCAATTCTCAAAAAACACCAATTCAGTGTTTAGATTATTAAACTGAGCTCCTTTCAGTGCGTTCACCGCGTTTACCGTTCCGCCTTGTGTTATCAATCCTTGATAAAACTTTGATTGAGTTGTAACATCAATACCTAAATTTGTAAAATAATCTCTTGGTCTAAAGCCAATCAAGCTGTTACTGAATAGTTGTAACTTTTCATCTAACGGTTGATCATTTATATCATAATATTTCAATGAGTCTGATGCATTTGTTGCAAAATTATTGATAACCCCTGATCGTAGTTCATTTTGCCCAAGTTGTTGCCATAAAGAAGTTTGAAATTGATCTTCTGCTGAAATATTTCCTAATGCGGTATAAAATCTTGATTTATGACTAACAATAGAACCTTTAAGGTAATCCTGGCCGGGCTTCCATTCTTCAACTATACTACTACTATAAATGTATCCGGGCAATTCAAGAGAACCATTCCAGAAATTAGTCTTTGCTCCTACTAATTTTAATCTGAATTGTCTATTTCCAGTTTCTGGAACATAGATAATGTCTCTAAATACTGTGGTATTATCAAAAATAATTAAATGTTCATACTGAACAACATTTAGTTCTATAAGTCCGATGGTTTGCTGTGCTAAAGATTGTATTTTAAATAAATTGCTGTCTCTTATAATAGTGAAATTATTTTTTTTGATTGCTTCATAATTTATGTCAATTATTCTGCTTCCTGACACAGTGTTAGAAATTTCATCTACTACAGCAATATCATTAAAATAGTTTAGAGTGTCCGAGACTGGGCTTAAAACTAAAATATTTCCTGATTTCCATCCTTGTATAGACCAATGTAAAAATTCTTTGGCACTTAAAACCCAATCTTTTTTCTCATTTAGTTCAGATTGTCTATCATCAAAAACGAATCCTTTTGATATCAAATGTCTTTGGTAGCTCACTAAGAAATCAACAATTTGTTGTTTTGTATTAAATTCAAAACCGTACGGTATGCTAAATCTTTGATTTTTAGCATCTTTATAGATTACTCCGCGTTCCCCATTTACCTCGATTGTGTAGGCATTATTATTTGGCTGACTTGGTATAATTTCAAAATAAGGATTGGTTGTGTTGTAACCACTAACAGTATACCCATTTGCTGTTTTTTCAACTATCACAGCAGAATACACTATTTTGTCTAATGGAGCTCCCTTGAATAGTTCAATGCTGTAATTTTCTTCGGGAATCAAAACACTATCATTAATACTGCTAGGACTAACTTGTTCGGCTAATAGTTCTATAAATTTTTTGTCTGTATATCCTGCCATCTTATATGACAGTTGTACTGAAATTACGGCCAAGTTATCTTTAATGATTGTACTGGCGTCATTGATACCTAGACTTTTTAAATAATCTCTTATCCAGTTTATATATCCAGCACTTCTTTCTGTAGTGCCATTATCACCTACATAGCCATTTACCCGTAAAAATGTGGGTTGCAAATGTTGGTTTGTTTCTTTATCAACAAACTGACCGGTAACTTCATTTCTATAATATTTTTGAACATCGGCAAGTAAACTAAAATATTTTGCAGGCTTGGCTAGTGCTAGAGCATATTGCATTGCAAAAGCAAAGTCGCTACTTCGGCGCCATGCTAATTCAGGTGGGCCGATATCCCCAACTGCGTAACTTAAGTTAGCATTTGCACTGTCAAAATCAGTTACTAAAAATTCACTAGGATTTCTTAAATTTCCGTTTTCGTCAACTGGAATTATATCTGTTAAACCTCTTTGTATAACTTCGCCTGTTTTTTCGTCGATTACTCGAGGTCTACTATATCTTAAATCAATTCCGCGCCGCGGACCATCATGTATGTACCCTATTTCTAGATCATTCCATAAAACAAAATTTCCTCCTGTGTACGGAGCAGGACCGTATCTGTTGTTCCAATATTCTGGCTTTTCACTAAAACCTAACATTTCCCAAGGATGGGTGTGTGGTCTATCGGTATCAAAGAAATATCTGAAAATACTTCGCCATGTACCTGGTAAAGTTTCGCCATTTACAACATCTCTAAATTTTTTATAATTCCATGTAAATGGATCAGATGCAGTAAAAGTATTATTAGTTGTAAAATCAACTCTGTTGAGTCCTACCCATCGTAAAAAACTTTGACTCAACAGTTGATTAAATTCCTGCCTTGAATAATCCGCTATTCTAAACTTTCCTGGATTATAATCATTGATATTAAAGTTATTGATGTTATATTCTACTTTACAATTATTAAAAATTCTGCGTTCAAGTTCTAATAATAAATCATCTCTAAAATCTTCGAATGCCGGAGTCAATGATCCGTCGTGTCCTTGTATAACTTTACGCGGAGTGCGAAGTGTTGTGTCGATATAAATTTCTGGTGTAAACTTTGGATATAGTCCTAACTTGGTTGGAGTTTCCGGAACATAACTACCATCAGTATCATTGTATTCAACTACTGTTAATATATCATTAAACAATAAATTAAAAGTATCTGTTATTATTATAGCCGGAGTAGTTGCAGAAAAGATATAGTCTCTTCCTTTTAATAATAATTCAGTTGTTGTCTCTCCATCTAATGTTCTTGTCAAATAAATCAAAACAGCTTTATTGCTAATTTTTGTATCTTCAAAAATATTTGTAATTTCGTATGATCTTATTTCTGGATCAATTACAGTATAACTAGGTAGAACAACTCTTTCATTATCCCCATGTGGAATCATATCGCTTAAATGCCACGGAAAACTGTCATTCTTGACCGAATTCAATGTACCCATGATAGTATCAACACATGCGGCAATATTTGTTCTATCTAGTTCTAGATTTGCAGCAAGTTCTAAGAATTTTATCTTAAATTGTGTATACTCCTTTGATGCTAATTGTATTGCATCAACGAAATTCATTTTAGGATGATTTAAAAATAAACCGGAATATATTAACGGAGCACTATGTTGTAAAATTGCGCCGCCTCGGTCGTAAAAATCAATATCTCTGATATTACTTTTACCTGGCACATCTCCAATGAAATCTACACTATTATTTTTATAACTAGTTAAATGATTACGAATTTGACCAAGAGTTAGAGTTTCAATGTTTGTATTGAGACTATTAATATCAAAGTTAACAGGCACTTGATAAAATCCTGTATTTGAAGTAGCCGAAGAATTATATATAATAGCAAATACTACATCATTGACTGCAAGACTATTAGGATCAACTAGCACGGCTAATTTGTCGACCGCTTTAACTAAACCATATCTTCCTGATTTTAGTTGAGAATTGTTGACAACCACTTTGATATTTGAAATATCAGTACTTTGGTCAGGTAGTATATCTATTGGAAATAGGTTAGTTGTGCCATCATAAACAAAATTGAATATTTGATACTGCTTGCTGTAATAAGAATTTATAGTCCAGTTGTCAACTCTAATAGATGTGTCTAAAGAAAGATTTTGTTGTAATAATCCAAAATTTATAGGTACAGTATCATATAATCCAGTGTCACCAATTAAGTAGTTAAAGGTATCTATATCAAAATTGTTTTCGAATATGATATCCCCTTGAGTTAGTAAATTTTTGTAACTTAATGGAAATCCTAAAATACTATCGTTGGCTCCGGTGCCTTGTTTATATGAAAATAATTTTGTTCCAGCAAAGGTAGATCCAGGGTACACCGAATTGTCTGACAGACTTACCCCATTTTGGTTAATTATGTCGAACAACGGCGCATGATTCACTGAAGTTTTTTGCTGTGATTCTACCCAGACTTCCCCGTTAAAATACCATTGTTTATTTCCATTTTCTCCAGAATTTACAATGATGGTGTTTCCTTCGGCAACTGTTGTATCATCAGATTCGATAATATATGCTATATACTCCAATGTGTCCGGTGCTTCTGTAAAAAGTTCGATGGTGAAATTATAGATTTTATTTCTTACTTCTAAATTTTTATCAACACTAAAAACAACACGATCGCCGTCAGTCAAAGTTAAAATTTCGGTATCAGTAGCGGTCCCTGTGCCACTGACCTGCGCAATAGCAGTAAATTCAGTGCCAACAGTATAACCTGCAGGAGCTCCAGCTGACTCCCAATTAGTAGTTCCTACTGTTGTAATAGTATAAGTTCTTCCTACCACTAAGTCGGCTGAATCTAAGGTAATTGCAAAATTCATCGAGGTAGGTACGGTCGGAGGCACATAAGGTACGATAATACCTTGTATCTGAGTAAATGCATTTGTAACCGAAGTATCTAAAATATCAACCGGAGCCTTGGCTACTCTGCCAAAATTAAATAATTGTAGACTTGTATTAAATTCAATAATTGGTCTTTGCGCTCGGGCAGACTGATCTAAAATTAAATCAAAATCGTTGTAGCGAGAGGAAGCCTCTAATACCTCTACATGGAACCATCTGTTACTTCTTGACCATCCATTAAGATCAATACTGGCTCTGTTAATAGTAAAATAATCAATCTCTGACAAGTCATTGTCTAATTCCGGACATACAAGATCGTCAATTAAAACAAGTTGAATACCTTTACCGACTCCTTCAACATAATAAGTTTTGTTTTTGTAAGGGTCAGTTACTGAAGAATCAAAGGTGATTTTTAATCCATTGGTAAAGGCTACACCATTGGGACTGGTATAATTAGATTGACCAATGATGTTAAGATCAACATCTATTGTCGCACCAACAGGATCTATAATTTGTATACCGCCAATGGCAGAGTCTGCTAAACTACTTTGATAATATAATAAGTCTAATGGAGCAGTAACAGACGGAACTTCATTGTAAATGTCCAATCTGCTATAGAATTCTTTGCCGGCGTTAGTCACTCCTGCGTTTATTCTTACTTTTTGATTGTTGTTTACAAATTGTTTGGCTGATAGATAAATTCTTTTTCTGCCTTGATCGTCCTCGTAGATATTGATTTCATAAATGTTATTTCTATTAGCTAGAGGGATTAGTTCATTATTGTCAAGATAGATTATATTATTTTCTAATCTTGCGATATTATTCCAATACACATCATCAATGAAAGAATTATTAACAAAGACAACTGTTGCGGATTCTATAGAAAAAACCAATCCATCTAACCCACCTAATACTGGATCTAGATCGCTCAACAAACTGCCCTGCAGAGATGCGTAACTTAAATTTGTGGCGTAATTTACAGTGCCAGCAATAGGCATACTTGTCCATTGCTCTTGTGCAGACTCTGTTGGAACTGTAAAAGTAAAACTTCCAACATCTTTACCATTATTGTCAATTCCGTAAATAGTTCTTGTTGTTAGATTTGGTGCGTTTGGGTCAGTCCCTAGTAATCCAGGTTTAGTCTGAATATAAAATGTATTGCCTGGCTCGTTTATCTCAAATGTATATACACCGCCTCTCGCCAATGTAATAACAGGATTAGGTTTATTATCAAACCCACTAATTCTATAAGTGTTTGTGATTAAATCAAATGTTACTTGAAAAGTTTGTGTCAACGGAATCGAGCTAGCACTAACCACAACTGTAGTTGGGCCATTTTGTAGCCAGTAATATTGCGAAAAATTAACAAATTTATCTAAGTCAATTTGTGGATTAAAAGAATAAAATTCGTTTTCAAACAGTCTAGAATGATTATCGCTTAATCCACCATAGAATTTAATTTTATTAATGATGTCAAGATATGTTGTTGCAAAAGTCAAGTTTCCTGTTGTGGGATCCTTAATTATTACAGTTGGTTCTAGCTGATAGTCTTGTCTACTTTTGGTTGGCTCGGATATATAACTATCTTTAATTTTATACGATGGCGCTAACTTTCTTCCAATATATCCGTTTATTTTAGTTAAATTTGGTTCGCTAACTAGTTGGTCAACGGTTGCATTAAGAAATTTTCTATTCGTGTCGGTCTGGAAAATTTCTGGTAAAAATTGTAAAGTTTTAAAAACTGCCATTTCTAGTCCTATTAACTTAATAAATTCAATTGCGAAGAAGTAATCGCAGGAATAATTTGTACATTATCAACAGTTGCAGAACTAATTAAAATTTCATCGGGGTCGGCATTTATTTGATATAAAACACCAAATTGACTCTCTGCGTTAGTTGGAACTATAATTATACTGCTCACATTTGGTATTAAAGATGTATGTAAATATGCACTGAGTTCACTAAAATAAAAAGTTTCACCAAAATCCCAATTGTTAATATCAAAATATGTATTAATTGCAGCAATTACCTGACTCTTAATTTCATTATCGCTAACACTTACATTAGGATTTTTAATGACCTTGAAATTTGCTCTCAGAGCCGGATTGGCTTTACTGCCAAACAAAGGTTTAAACACTGCTGGGTTATAAATTATGCTGTCACTTATTGTTTTAAATGCTTCAATTGATCCAAATTCAGTTTTTAAATTGTCAATTGTAGGTGCAGCTGGTTCTAGTATTTTACCGCTTGTATCAGTGATATACGCAAAGTAATCGTTGGCATAGGTCTTCGTTAAAATATAGAAATCAATTAAATTATTTGGACTAGGATCTATTCTTCTATTATTTGGACTATTATGTCTATATTGAAATTGAATATCTTGTCGTCCAATTCTTGCGATGTAATTTGTTAGTTCTGTTAATACTGTGCCATTATATCTATAGAATTTATCTTCATCGGTGGCATAAAAAATTGTATTAATTGCATACAATGTTACACTTAGTTCTATTAGACTTAGGGTAGCAAATTCACTGACAATTGCTAATTGATCAACTGGGTTATATTGTAAAAAACTGGCATGATCATCGTTGGCAACAAAATAAACATATTTGTTTTTAACATTCACAGTAGGTGCTACCAAAACAGAAAACAGATCTGGGTTATCAGGAACTTCGTCGAGATTATCATCAGGAAAAGTAATTTTAATTTTCCTGTTGTCGTTGACTCCGTCTAAACTAACTGATTTGTCCCAGATTCTATAGATTTGAGAATAAAATAAAGCGTCACTGGAATCTGGCAATGTATTCATTCTAAGAACTTTGATACTATCTATTAGAGTTGTGGCAGTCCTACTGTCATAAACTCTTATGTCAGGATCAAAATAGAATCTAGTTTCTCTTTCACTTTCAAATATATAATCGATACCTCTACTTACTGCTGTGTACTCCCCGTTAAGGTAATTTAAATTAACAAACCAACTATTATCTAGTCCTGTGCCCGAAGTGTTTCCGGCATTAGTTAAACTAAAATCGCCTGTGCCTAAGTTTTGACTTTCAATGATCTGCCATGACATGCTAGGAATATCATATCGCAACCCAAAAGTTTTATAACTCAAAATTTGAAGAATTATATTGTTGATCAGGGTCTCCGACCAGTCATTGGCAAATGCAGGAATAATCTGATCAACTATTGCCCCAGAAGGAATTGTAATACTTAAAGTTGCAATTGATGTTAGTCCCGGGGAATCATAATTTATTATATTCGCCCACAGATAAGTTTTTTCATATTCAGTTACTGGTGTACCAGTTTGAATTTGATTTTGAGCATCAAAATATTTTCCAGTAGGTGCAACGAATTTTACTAAACTTCCTTGCACCAAAAAAGTGTAATTTGGACTATAAAATGTACCTGTACTTCTACCAGCTGAGTTGCCTGTTTGTGTCCACACAGGCACTCTGGCTACAGTACCAGTTCCGCTTCCTACTGCTGTGGCCGTAAACACTGTGCCCACAGTATTGTTTGGCGCTCCTAAAGTAGTAAAACTGGTGTTTCCGGCACTTATAATTTTGTAACTGGTACCAATTACCATGCTAGATGCAGCAATAGTTGTGCCAATTGGACTATTTCTGGTTGCTGTATCGTAATACAAATGTTTTGTAGGAATTGCAGAAATCAAAGGCCTTAATCTATTTCTTACTATGGCATTTACTTCAACACTATTTGTAAAAGTGAAGTTAATGGTTTCCGAAATATCTTCTTTGTAGATTATACCGTCTTGTGCAAATATATTGGTACTAGAGTATTTCCCTGTGGTATCAATTACATCTAAATATCTACTTGTGCCCGAACTTGTTCTATTAACAGCTTTTAATTTTTGAATATTGTTAAAAGATGTGAATGGTAGAGTGTTATAGTCCTCAGCAGTAACCATACGGTTTTGTGTATAATATTGTTGAGGGGCTTTTGTTCTAATTTCTTCCAGTGATTCTCTTGAGACTGCATTGGTCACTGTATACTGTAAACTTGCTCTGATGGTCAGTGTCTCTGCTCTGCCAGTTCTGCCTATGTAAGGCACTGTGATAGTGATTCCTGCCATTTCGTCTGGTGTTACTTTGTAGGTTAAATTATTACCTACTCTGTAATAGATTCTAAAGTTTCCTACTGGAATATTTGTAAACGAACCATCGCCAAACACAAGATCAACTTGATCGTTTGCTCTTGAGGTAACACTATATAAATTTCTCTCAGATAAATTATTATAAATTACATTAATTCCATTAACCGCCAAAACCTGAGTCCATAAAGAATCTAGGCCGCTACTGCTGTTTAAAGAATATAACCAAACATCATTATTGTTAATATTATCAAAATTAATGTTTACTATCCTGTTGGGCAAGCTTTCTCTTATAACAAAATCCAAGCTTTGTAACTCGCCTTGTTTAAAGAATAAAAAATATCCTGTGTTGTTGCTAGCGTTGCCTTGATTGTCATTGCGATATACAAAATTAAAACTAGCGCCAGGCGCAGGAGTTGATTCGTATATGTAATTTTCGTTTGAGCTTGTTGCACTCACTATTTCAAAAGGATATCTTACCCCTGCTATTGAGGCTGTAAATGGATATGTTGGGGTTATTCCTGCAACAGTGTCAATGGTGTATTCATCATTTTTAACACCACTTAAAGTTTTTGACGCTCCGGGTTTGCCAATGGCCTGAGTAGATACCAACGATGCATTTAAAATAGTGGTAAATTGCTCTAACCAATTATCGTTTGAACTGTCATTCCAATTAACAACAAGATTAGTTAAATTTACTCCAGTACTGTCAAAAATTGCTTCCGAAGTGCTTACACTATCAAATTTTAAAAAACCCGAAGCCGGGGTACTGCGTTTTGGATTGTAACTTACCAATCTTGCTAATTTTAAAATGCTATCTCTACGCTCGGCTGTGTCTATAAAATTTTCACGAGCATTTAGATCCGCTCTAAAAGCCAAACTTTGACCTAAAAATGCTATAAGATCAACGAGTGCAATATATTCTGAACTATCTGTAAAATCATTGAAATCTTCAGGATAATAAGTCCTCAAATACTCAATCATTGACTTACGCAAAGTTTCATAATCAAAACTTTGGAAATCTGCTTCTCTAAAAGTTTGATATATTTTAGTCCAATCTTGCTGAACTAATAAACTAGTTTGTCTTGTAGTAATTGCCATGTATAGTACCTATCTTTTAATATTTATCGCAAATATAAAGTGGTACTTTTAAGTAGCAAATACACTGTTGGTGTCTCGGTCAAATTGCAGTGAAAGTACATCGCTTAGATTATCAGGCAGAAAAGTTAATTCAAGTTGTATCTGAAGACCGTACTCAAATTGATCAACTAAAACATTATCAATTCTTACCCTGGGGTCATAGCGAACGACTCGTTGAATGTCTTCTACAATGAGTGCTTTAACATCGGCTGTAAGGGGTTCAAACAAGATATTCCAAACAATGCTCCCAAATTCTGGATTCATAAGTTTTTCCCCTTTTCTAATGGAAAAATGATTTAATAAATCGCGTTTAATCAAATCTAGATCGGTCAATCTAAATTTTTTATATTGATTGATTGTGCTAAAACCTTTGTATCTTGTGATTGCCATGTTAATATTTATTCGGTTACATCTGCACCCAAAGTGCGTATAGCATAGCGTCCTGCATTAAAATAAATGTGCCCCGGTCGCTCCCGACTGTCAACAACTTGTCCAGTATTACGCCAAAGATTTGCCCGGGTTCCAATTGAAAAATT